TGCAGAGCCACCAGTCCGCTGGGGAGGAACGGCTGGAGGCATGGGCGGCAGGGGCAGAGGCTGGCGACGGGAAGACCTGCGCTGCTCGGCAATCGCCGCGGCAACGGGGTCAAACTCTTGGGCGGCACCGCCGCGTGATTGCATCTGGCGCAGCAGGTCAAGCGGCGGCTGGGGCGGTATGGGAAGAGAGCGGGATCCAGACATATTACCACTTCACCTTGTTTGCCCAGTATGCCGCGCTGCTCGGCCCCTTGGCGATGTTGGCAGAATGCCGCGCCTTGAACGACGCGCGCTTGGTCTTCATCCGATCGCTCTCGCCCTCTTTGGGCTTGCCGGCGGTCTTGGCGCCCTGCTCCCCAAAGCGTTTGATCTCTTGCTTCCCATCGTAGCACGCCTTCACGATGTGCGACTTGGTGGGATGGTCAGGCGTGCGGCGCGGCTTGTTGCAGGCCATCGCATCCTTATCAACGCGGCTGCTCATGGGGTGCTCCGATAACGCGCCGTCTTGGCCGCGATCTTCTTGGGCTGCGCCACAAACTGCTCGCCCTTGGCCTTGCCCTCACGCTTGGCGCGGGTGGTCGCGGCATACTCTTGCGGAGACAGCGACTTAATCGCCTTCGCCGGCAGGTAACGCTCGCCAGTCTCCGACGAGGGCTTGCCGGATTTGGTCCGCCACTTCTGGTCGCCCCAGGCCTTGAGCGATTTCTGCGGCGCCTTCATTTGTAGCCCTCTGCGTTTTCTTGAAGGTAGTGCACAGCGGCCTCCAGAACGGAGATGTTGTCACGTGCATGTCCTAGCAAAGTGTTACACGGATTACAAAGAATACCTCTAACTTTCCCAGAATTGTGGCAATGATCCACATCAAGCTTTCTGCCAAGCTCTTCTTCAGTGATGTTGCAAATCATGCAGCTATAATTTTCTTTTTCACGCATTTCTTCCCACTGATCATACGTTAAACCGTATCGAAGCTTTAGCTTCTCAGCTTTACGAACGCGCGGAGTTGTAGGGTTGCTTGCTTTATACTCTTGGTGACAAGGCTTACAGCGAGAACTAAAATATTTACGATCAGACCACTTATCGTGGAACTGATAATACTCGTCAAAACTTTTTTCTATGCGGCAGTGCTTACAAATCTTAGTCACGGTATTTGCCGCCTTTTTCCTTGTACTTCTTGGCCAGGAGCTGCGCCTTGCGTGCACTCCACTGGCCGGCCGCCGTGCCCTGCACCGCGGACCCCTTGATGCTCTCAAAGAGCTTCTTGCGCATGCCGGGCTTCGTGTAATTGCCTGCCGCATTTACAGTCGATTTAGACGGCATACGGGTTTACCCTTTCGCGCTTGTATTGCCGGGGCTCGTCTCTCTCACGGGCCTGCGGCAACTCGAACCAACCCTCGTTCTTCAGGTAGATAATCGCCTGAGAGAAAGTATCCACATAATCGTCGTGCTCAGCAACCGGAAACTTGGCTAGTTGCTTCATGAACGGGACCGCCCAGCTGACCACCTGCCCTCGGTTCTTGCCGGACTCTGGCACCCATAACAGGCCCAGCTCCAGCGTAGGCGAGGCTTGGTGCGCCCTGCTGACCTTGTCTGCGTTGCCGGGGTTGTAGCCGATCGCAGGCACTCTCGCCAAGCGTAAATCCTGCAACAGGGACTGCCCCGACGCCTTTGCCTCCACCAGGATGCGGTCAGCGCGCCGGGCAGTGCGCAGGCCATCCTTCACCGTCGTGCCGCCATACTCGGTTGACCAGTCCTTGACCACGCGCGCCCTCAGGTCAGGGTAGCCTAGGTGCTCGTCCCAGGCGTCAATGAGCATGGCGTTGCGCTCACTGTTATGGCTGAAGATCCCCCAGACCGTGCAGGCCGTGGGATCACCCGAGCTCTTCTCGGTGAAGGCGCAGTCATAGGACTGAAGGATGTACTCAAACTGAGGCAGGCCCTTATCCGCCGGCCACATCTGGAAGTTGGCCGTCTTCAGGATGCCGCCCTGATTGGGCACCGGATCCTGCTGCAGCTGACCGGCGGTGCCGTAGGTGCCGAGCAGTTGCTTGAGCTCGGTGATTTCCTTTGGGCCAAACCGCTCTGGGCAGATGAGCTCGCCCTTCACCTTGCGGGGGTCGTAGGGCCCGACAGACGTGCTGCGCCGCACGCCATCCCACTCGGCCGGGATCATCAGGTGCTCCCAGCCGCCAATGTCTTCTAGGATGTGGCCGCTGATGTCACGCTCATGCAGGCGCTGCATGATGGTCACCATGGCGTCCTTCTTGGGGTCGTTGAGGCGGGTGCTCCAGACCACGTCAAACCACTCTAGGGCGCTCTCGCGGATCACGTCGGATTGGGCTTCCTGGGCGCTGTGAGGGTCGTCCAGGATCAGGCGGCTGCCGCCCTCGCCCGTGGCCGTGCCGCCCACGCTGGTGGCCAGCCGGTAGCCCGTGCAGTCGTTCTCAAAACGCTGCTTGGCGTTCTGGTCGCCGGCCAGCTTGAACATATGCCCCCAGCGTTCCTGGTACCAGGGAGACTGGATCAGGCGCCGGGCCTTGAGGTTGTCGCGGATGGAGAGGTTGCCGGAGTATGAGGCGCAGAGAAACTTCTGGCTGGGCTCGGTCAGCCATTCCCACATGGGCCACATCACGCTGACGATCGTGGACTTGGAGTGCCGGGGCGGGATGTTGATCAGGAGCTTGCGGATTTCGCCTGAGCTGATGGCTTCCAGGTGCTCACAGATTTCCTGGATGTGCCAGCTCGGGATGAATGGCACGCCCGGCTCCACGACGTGCCAAGCCTGCTTCACAAACTCGTAGAGGCTGGCAGACGCCGCCCGCCGCTCCTGCTCTCGCTCGATCAGGCCCAGCATGATCTGAGGAGAGACGGGGGCGTTCATTCCTTCTTGCCCGCGGCCTTTATCATCAGGGCTTGCATCTGCGCCAACTCAGTGTCGCTCAGGTTTTTGAGGTTGAGGCTGGCGATATTGATGGGGCCGCCGTCGGCGCCGGTGAGCTCCTGCAGTATTTTGTCGCCGTAGATTTTGGGCAGCACCTTGGACAGATACCACTTGCGCGTATCCACCTGCAGACGCTTGTGGGCGACAGTGTCGGAGCTGAGCGGGATGAGGCGCTTTTCGACGATGGGCGCGCCCTTGTCGTCAAACAGCAGATTGCCGTGTCGATCGGTCTTCTGGACCATCACCCACTCGTGGGTCTTGTCGGACAGGTCAATGATGTCCTCGGCCATGCTGCTCAGGCCGGCCTCACGCGCCGACAGATACCGCTGCCGCGTGCCTGCCGGGTTATCGTCGCGCACCCAGATGCGCACGGTCATGTGGTCGGGCATGTCGGGATCTGTGGTGCAGATGTTCAGCAAGGAGCGGCCGAGGGCCAGCTGCTCGCAGACGTGCGTGATGATTTTCTCGCGGTCATAGAGTTGGGGGCGGCCGGCGCTCTTTGCGTTTTTGCGGCGCTCAGGTTCGGGCGTCGTCACCGGAGGTTCTCCAATTTGTAGAGCGTGCTCATGTGCAGGGCCGTCAGGTCATCCAAGATATTCTCCAGGGCCGGCACGCCCTTGCAGATGGCGCTGCGGTTTTCGTTCAGCCAGATGAGCTCGTCGTTGATCATTTTGACGACGTCATTGGTTTCGCTCATGCCCACGAGGCCAAAGGCCCCCTGGTAGGCTTCAATCAGGTCATCCATCTTTTTGATGACTTTTTCGTAGTAGCCGCCGAGGGCCTTGTGCTGGGCATAGGAATTGGTCTTCCAGTGCTCCAAGTGCGCCGCGTTGCGCGCCGCAAACATTCGCTGGATTAGGTCTTTGATCATGGTCCACCCCTGGGTTCAACATATTGTATGCAGGGAGCGGGATTGCCACAAGTAAAAGCTGGCTTGCGTGCTTTTTGGCTTCAAGAAACCATTTTCCTGAAGCCAGGAAAATCAATGTTTTCAATGGGATCGCGCGCGTATTTGCTAAGTATCCTCAGAAGAGGCGCGGCGCGTAAAAAGATCAAGGGGGCCGGAGCCCCCTTTTTAATTCAAAAGTTGTAGTGAAAAAACCTACAATCCCCCTTTCATATACTTAACCACTTTTTATGTTTAATTTCTCCACCATCTGGATGCGCTCGCCAATCCAGCGCATCACGGGGACTGCCATTGAGTTGCCGAGGGCTTTGTATCGAGGGCCATCAGCGGCTGGTTTGTTGCGGTGCGGAATGAGGGTGTAGTCGTCCGGGAAGCCTTGAAGGCGCTCGCACTCGCGCGGGGTGAGGCGGCGGACCTGCATGGCGGCAGCGACGGCAAGCCCATGCGCTCCCGACTGGTGGCCATCGGCTCCTTTGCTTAATGACCGCATGGTAGGCGCGAGATTTGTCGTTGCGTCATTCCCGTAATCGCGCGCCGTGAACGCCACCGGCACCATGACACCATTGTGCCGCCGGGCGCCATTGTTTGCGTCTAGGGTTGCGTGTGTGTCTCCGGTTCTCATGCCTGACTGGCTGGATTGGAAGGCCATTGCTACATGCATTTGACTTTCTTTTGAGAGAGTGCCTGCGGGTAATCCATCTTCAACCCGCGATCTATTTGTTTTGCTTGTAATTTGTGCCAAGTCAAAAGGCACCGCCACCGCCTGGGGCTGCATCACCATTTGGTGTTCTGGGATGCGCCCGGCGCGGAGCGTTCCGGCGCTGTCATATTGGGCCACGCCAAATTCGCTGTCTTGAAAGATGCCAACCGGCGCCAGCCCATGCTCATCCCGGTATCCAGAATGTGCATCGCCGTTGCTGGTGAGTGTCGGCGGGGTTTGCGGGACCGCCACCACATTTGGCCCACGATCAGCGCACGGGCTTCCATCGTGCCGGGCGGATAGGGTTCTGGCGACATCGCCTTCAAATGCTACTGCTGCATGCTGCGAGGTTGTAAGGCTGTCGCTGATGTTGGTGTCGCGGCCTGCTGTGGGGAGTTGATCTGCTTGGGCCTCAGCGTGGAAGGCAATCAGCATCCCTGTCTCTGCATCTTGTTGGGTGGCACTTCCTGCCGCCTTTCCATTGGCGTTCAGAGTTCCAGAAACCTGAGCAATAAAAGTTTCTGTTTCTGCGTCCCTTCTCTCCATTTTACCGGCATTTAAGGTGTGAGAGACATCTGCCGCCAAGTATGCCCCTCGCTGCGCGAATACTTCTTGGTTGCTTGACCCTACGCCCCCAGAGCCACGAGCAGATTGGGTTAGGGTGGGGTGGGGATGCTCTGGCCCATCCCAATGGCTCAGGGATCCGGGCTGGCTCGGGTTGCGACTTGCTCCAGGGCCTTCTTCAGCTGCTCTGGCAGTTCCTTTCCCCTTTTCTCGGCGCGGCGGAGAATGCCCTTGCAAGCTGTGACGCTCAAAAAGAACCGCGGCGGCACGGCGCCAGTCTCCAAGGTAGCCGACAACGAACACACGGCGGCGTCTTTGGGCCACTCCAAAGTACTGAGCGTCAAGGACTCGGTAGGCGATGCCATACCCGAGTTCGACCATGCCCCCGAGTATGGAACCAAAGTCCCGTCCTCCGTTTGACGACAAGACGCCGGGGACGTTCTCCCAAACCAGCCAGCGGGGGCGTGTTCGGTCAGCAAGGCGGAGAAATTCAAGGGCGAGGTTACCACGGTCATCGTCCAAACCTCCTCTGAGCCCCGCGACTGAGAAGGATTGGCAGGGGGTTCCTCCAACAAGAAGGTCAATTGGCTCATATTCGGATCCTTTGATGGTGGTGAAGTCACCATGGAGGGGGACGTTGGGGTAGTGGTGGGCCAGCACGGCGCGCGGGAAGGCCTCAATTTCGGAGAAGAAGGAAGCTTTCCAGCCGAGGGGGGCCCAGGCTACTGTGGCGGCCTCAATGCCGCTGCAGACTGATCCGTATCTCATTCTGATTTGCGCTCCACCACCTGCAGCACCTTGCCGTCTGGCCGGGTGACTTGGAATGGAGGATTGGTGAAGCCGGCGCGCACGAGTGGGAGCTTGGGCAGCTCAATGAATGTGCCGCCCTCGCGATCGAGCCAGTAGCCCCAGATTGTCTCAGTCATTCTTCTTTGCCTTAATCATGAATTGCAGCATGCGGATGACGGACACGGGCACTTGAGCTCGGCCGCTGGTCCAGGCGTATGCGCTGGTGCGGTGGACGCCGGCCTCTGTGGCCAGCTGGTCTGTGGTGAGGTCCAGCTTCCCGAGCAGCGTCTTGAGGTGCTCGGGGCTGGTGTCTATGCGGGTGGTGATCATCGCCTCAATTTTCTATGAGAAGTGAAGGGTGTTTGGCTTCCCGGTAGGGAAAGCTCGTATAGAACCGGCGCCCGCGATTGCCTTGCAGCACGCCGATCTGAGGATTTGAGGCCAAGATGACGGCGATCGTGTTTTCCATTTCTTGGGCCTTCTGGGCTTTGGCTAGGGCGGGAAGCTCGGCTTCCCGTTTTTCGTCCCGAGCGTTGGCTGCGGTAAAAATGCGCTTTGCCATGTCTCAGCCCTCCGCGGTCTTGGCTTTGACGCGGAGGGTGGTCACGACGCCCTTTTTGGTGCAGGCGGCGATTTGCTCAGCGGAGAGGAAGGACTTCGCCAGGGTCTGGTCGAAGGTGGCGCGCTCGGAGAGGGTCACCTTCACGTCGGCAAATTCGCCGACCACGTTTTCCACGCCAGAGGCGATGATGTCGTCGCGCACGGCCTTGAGCTCAGCTTCGAGTTCGTCAATGCGGGCCTTGAGGGTGGCGTACTTGTCGGCGGTGCTGAGGTTGTCGAGCATTTTAGTGTCTCCTGTTTTTCGGCTTGATTGCCTTGAGGAGACTTCTACAGGGTGTAGCGAAACTCTACAACACCTTTTTTAGATACTTAACCACTTTTTATGTTTTACCGGAAAATCCCCCCAGCGCCGGGAGAGTTTGAGCGCCGAGGGTAGGTCCAGGAGAACGGCGTTTTTAGGCGCCGCGCTGAGTATCCTCTGCCTCTAGGGCTTTTTCAAGGATCCTGTCTTGCCGGGCAATTTCTTGTTCTACCCTGGCGATTTCCAGCATGGTGCGTTGGTGGGCCAGCGTGTCTCTTGCGGCCAGATCTTGCTTGGCGCGGTCATGCAGGTGCGGCAGCCTGTAGCGCAGGGCGCGTGGGCTGTTCAGCAGCCGATCGAGCAGGGCTGGGTCTAATGGTTTCACGGGAAACATCAGTCCAGTCCCAGCAGTGTGCGTGCTTCGCGGTTGGCTTCTTTCGCGCGTATCAACTCAAACTCAAGATTGCTTGGCTGGATTGGCTTGAAGAG